GCCTGTTTTGCAGAACTCTACCGACTACCCCGGTAGAATTTTTCAACACAATATGTAAAATGAAATATATATTACGTACAATCTTTTAACGACTTAATGGATTGGTCGTAAACCCACTAGGGTTAAAATTAATTAATCGTAGTGGGAATAGGTGTTAGCTGTAAGCTCGGTGTATTCAAAAAGAAGAAGAATGTAAAGTCCGTTCCAATAGACATATATTTGTCCATCGTAATAGATCCCACTGAAGAAGAAGCCAAAGTAGGCTTAACTGCAGCAGTAACTACATAAGTCTCTCTATTTGAATCATCCTGAACAGTCCCAATATTAGCTAATGTGGGATTCGTAAACATGAATCGATATTTAGTGTAATTAGGAAGAGACACAGAGAGTCCAGCTTGAGTTTGTTGAGCTGTCAAGTGCAGGCCCTGGGTACCGCAGTTGCCGGGACCACCCTTATTAAAAATTCGTATAGAATTAAGGGTGGCTCCAGAGGTTGCGGAAGCAGGGATAGCATTATTGATAGCAAACGAGGAAGTGCTTATAGTATTACCATAACGGTTGACACTCAGAGCCGAGACTCCGGTAGTTCCATAACAGGAACTGTCAAGGTTGTAATGATAAATTACAGCGCCTTTCTGACCAATGAACATCGGAGCTATCCAATTATAGGGTGTAGTTGAACACACATTAAATTTAAAATTTGATGCAGGAACGACTAAACCCTGGGCATTCTGAAATCCATTGGGATCATATCCCCAATAAGAGGGATATTTCGTTTGATAGTGCGTCAGATACAAGAACTTATTCGTAGTATCTGCGCTCCAGCTAACGGTCGCGGCGTAAACAGAGCGCCGCAATACTTTTCGGAAACTACGAATAGATTCTCCAAAGTTAACCAGAAATCTAGCAGGATGCTGATTATCTGATGCGCTCCCAGCAACCACCTGTGTTGGAACATCATAATCTATTGTGTCAAGGGACTGAATCGAATAATTCGACAAAGTCTGAGGAGCATCTGTGAGCATGTTAAACTCTAGATTATCC